GATCTCGTGCTTTTCTAAATCCTGAGCAATCACAGCAACTTCCCAAATCTGCTCCAGCGTTAGGTCAACCTCTGAAGGATGACGGTGTAGGTATTTCACGCAGTAATACGCGATGACTGAACCTACACCGCCGAGTCGTTTTTTGCTTCGTCTACCTCTTTGGTAACCGACACATCAATATACTTACCGATGAACGACCAGTAGATAGCATAGAACGCCTGTGTGTTCTTGCGGCTAAGGTCAAGGAGTACACGGATGAATGCTACATCGCTCGGATCATCGATATCCGGTATGTAGCACTTGCCAATAATGAGGCAGTTGACCAAAAGGTTAGGTGCCATCTCAGCATATGACATCCTGATTTTCTGTAGCTCGGTTGCATCCGGGAAGTAGTCTGCCGCCTTTGGCTGGCGGAACTTTACTATCGCTCCTTCACCAGCCCACTCGCTAAGGTCTACTTCAAGGATCCCGTGTTCTACTTCAGGCGCAACCGCCTTGATGGCTTTGATTCCCATTATGCGGATGTCCAAGCGGTAGTAACACCGTTAGCACCAAGCATGATCGTAGCCGTCTCTGTGACCGCTTCGCCGTTAGATATGCTTATACCAGTAGCGGTAACAATGCCTACAAAAGTCTTTGCATTCAGTGCGCCAGGCGTGATGACAACCTGCACGTAGTAGCCCTCTTTATTGAAAAAGACCGGGGAACCGTCAGTTTGTTGTGTGCCATCTACCAGCAGCTCGATGTCGATAGAACCGGATGCTTTGGTAACCTGCATCTTTTTAGTTGTGTCACAAAGTGCCGACACATCAGCGGTATCTACGCTTGTAGATGTACGCACTGACTTAGCCAAACAAGTGTAAGTGTTAGCGGTGAAGGCTGATGGGCTACCGTCTTGGAAGCCACCAAAAGCAATGGTAACAACACAGTTTTCGCCCACCAGACCGAATGATTTTGTAAAAGGCATCGTCTACTCCTACTGCTGGGTCAAGCAGCGATAGACCGCTGTTACCCCGAAATCCGTCCTACCACCATCAGATAATGTAAACGTTTGATCCGTTGAAGTCCTGCGGACATAGAGCCGTGGGGTCGTGGTTGTCACCGTCTGATTATCCAAAAGTGTATCGATGCGATTCATTATGGTTTGTATTCTAGCCATGCTCATCGCACCACTTTCAGTATCCCACACAGTTATTCTGTAGTTAGGCGTGGTGAAGACACGAGCGCCGCACAGGGTGTCTTCGTCATCACCGCTTGCACCAGCACGGCTGAAGACAACGTAAGGCACCTGCACCGGCTTACGGGATACCGGGTCGGTCTGTGGCGCTATCGTGTTATAGATGCCCATCTGAAAGCCGTTAGGCTCATTGTTAGGAGCAAGCAAACCGAGTAGCGTAGCGTCACCGCTTAGGGTCTCGTAAATCCATTGCTCAATCACCGCTGGTTCGTATGCCATTACTTACCCTTCAGCACCACGGTTAGCGCTTTTACAAATCCTGGTTTGACCTTCATCAAGGCTGGATCTAGAAACGGTCGCGGCGGTACCGTGTTGCCGCCCTTCGATGTCCATCCAAGTTCCAGCGGTACTGCGTACTTAGCCATTACCGATACCTCGGCGGTTACAGGCGTAAGCATCCGGTGCATGATGCTGTTTGCAAGAGCGCCGGTATCGCTATTTGGTGGAGTGCCTGGAGGGCTTGACCAATGATTCTTACCGTACTTACGGAATCTACCGCTGCGCTTTTTGATGCTGCTCTTAGCGTTGCCTTCCACGTCTGCCGCAGCTTTACCCACAATCTTGTTTATCTTAGTAAGGTTGCGCTTGTATTGATCAAGGCCTGTCGTGTTCAGGCTAACAGACATCTTTATCACGGTGCCAGCACCTGAATCTGTAACGGCCCAAAGCGCCGCACCGTGGTTGATACCGTGAAGGAAATCGTGAGCCGGATGTCTGCCGCTGTCGGGTAAGCCGCAGGGTTCAACACGCTCAGAATACCTTCAGCGCTGTACTGCTTGGTCAAGGTCACGCTACCGGATGGAAACGTATAGGTAGCCCCTGTCTGGATGTTAGTAAAGGTAGCACCAAGCGTACCGGTAGTAATGTCTACCGGGCTGCCCAGTTCGTCCACCAAGCGAACAACGTAAGAGTGCCAGTCTCCGACCCATGCGGAGACTTGCACGACCTGCTGAGGGTCTTCAGTAAGGTCAAAGATTAGTGCCATTAGATGTCCCTCACGTAAACTCTTAGCGGGCCGAATACTTGCGTATCGTTTGCAGATGTTGACCTTGTGATTGTTGCCGTGTACGTCCCCGGTACGTTGGTTACGGTCGTATCGATTGTAAACGTAGCCCGTCCATCAGCTGCATAGGTTGCCGTACAAGAGTAGGTGTCTACCAAGGTAGCACCGGAGTTGTAGACCTTAGCCGTAACCGTTGCGCTCGTGATGTCTATCCCTGCGCCGTTGTTGTCTACACACTGGATATCGATTCCGTGCTGTGCGCCCTTCTGAATGTCAAGCGGATCAGATGCCCCCAAGCCGTCAGCCCGCACCTCAAAAGGCCCCATGCGAACCAGAGCGGCAGATGTTACCGGGGTAACCAACTCAGCATTCACATACTGCCCAAAGGTACCGGCAGTGACATGATTGGTTCTAAGCTCATCCCAAACATTACCCGCAACATCACCGACCTCTTGATCAATGCTGTTAGTAAGTTGGTTAGTTTCGTTGAGTACTCCACCGAATGTCGTAGCCGTTGCATAGCCAGCAGGACTCTCACCCCACACAGCAGATGCTGTCTGCGCTGCCGTCAATCCACCACTTGAAAGTGTAACGGTCAAGACTGCTCCATTCGTACCAGAAGCACCACGCACCACGATCGTGACATCAGATGCGCCAGCGCTGAAAGCTGCGTTAGGGACATCAAGCCGATACACGCCCGGCACAAGGCTAGAATCAATCTCAGCAAAGCCACCAGATGTCCACGCGCCTGTAGGTGTCTGCGTTACCAGCGTAATAGCCACCGGTGCGCTCTGGTTGCGGACGTAGTAGGCCGCTAGACCGGAGGTGGCAAAGGTCAGCCCTGTAGCACCGAGGTAGAGATCAACGCTTTGTGAGGTGCTTGCTGGTGCGATGGTGATGGTCGTAGCCTGAGTGTTTACAGGCAGGTTTGCAACATAACCTATATTTACAGGGACACTAGTAATAACACGATAAGTACCAGCACCTGCATCTGGGCTTGTACCTGTCCACGTAACACCGTAGATATCTGTTGCTGGTGCGCCTGTCGCATTGCCAAAACTTGCGTTCGGTGATGATAGATAGGATGTGAATGGCTGGACGTTATTAATATTCCACAGGAGTGTTTCAAATAAATCTACTCCAATATCACCGACAATACTTGACGTAAGATTGTCGGCTACGTTACCACGAGCGGTTACACCGAGTAACCTGTTGTAATTTTCAATGATTGTATTTGCTGGACTAATAGAAAGCAGATCAAAGTCAGTTGTAAAAATCAAACAGTTCCTAACAGTTGTTGGAAATGTAAGACTACCAGTTGACAAAGCGACTCCATATTGCGCTCGATAAATAGAACAGTTGTAAATTGCAACTTGAACACTAGTTAGATTCACTGCCGCATTTACTGCACTTATAAAAATACAATCAGTAATCGTAGACCCATCGGCAACATTTTGCCCTGTTACAGATAGCGAATTGGCTCCGCCAAAGAATACACATTTTGAAACTGTTAGATTTACGGCTGTACTGGTCGGGCTATTAATAGCGACAATAGGTAACCCTTGTTGTCTGGCTATAAAAGAACATTTCGTAAGTTTTAAGTTTGTGCAAGTTGTCAACAGCATCGTGCGACTATTCTCGCTGGCAAACTTAATATTTTGAAAATGCAGATAGTTCTTTGTCGTGGCGGAGATAATGGTTCCGGTGTATCCAGACCCAGACAAAGTTGCATTGTAGTTGGTTATAACGACAGGGCCAGCAGTCAAACCACTAAACTGTGAGCATGACGGGTCACCTATGATGTTGGTCTCTACCGTAGGGTTGGCGATTGTTACGCTAATTTGATTAGTGTAAACACCCGGAGCGATATACAAAGTGTCTCCACTAGCAAAGCCGGATGAACTAGTCAAAGCATATGCAACGGTAGCCCACGCTGTCGATGGTGATGTTCCTGCAAGTAAGTTGTTTCCACCCTGTGCCGCTGGTTTTACATAGTAAGTTGCCATTATTCAGCAGTCCCCGCTACAATTTCTTGCGCCATAATCACCGCAAATTGATTGCAGTAGTTCTGTTGAAACTGCGCGTCCTGTAAAGCCCACCAAGCAAAGACACTGGTGCCATCAGGCCCAAACGTGCCGAGCAGGTTGCCATCGTTGTCGTAGATATCACCAAAGACAATCCAGTCACCGGGAGTGGTTGCACTTGGTTCGAGCCGGTAGTTTTGCAGGTTCATTTGCCCACCTTCAAACTGTTCGCCCCTACACCCTTGAACGGCATCGTAAGGAACGCCAGCACACTGCTAACCGCAGCGGAGACACCAGCCGCTACCGCCTTCGAGCCGTAGAGTGCCAGCACTGCGCCGAGCTCGGCAATATCGTGCGCTTCGCTTGTCCTGATGCCATCGCCAAAGACCGAGGTAAATGCAGCTGTAAAAGCCACGATCACAACGACCACTAAACGTTTGATGCTGATACTGTTCATCGGTTCGCCTCCAAGTGTGTAACCCGCGTCTTTAGTTCGCCGGTATCGCCTTCAAGTTTATTGATCCGTTGTCCGTGGTCTTTTACGGTCACACTATCAACGGCGTTGCGCTTGTCCATCTTATGCAAAAACTGGACGATGTAGACCAGTAGGCTAACAACCAAGCCCGCAACAAAGATACCTATCGCTGTCCACTCTGATGCGCTCATGATGTTCGCTCCACTAATCCAACGTGCTGCACTAAAAGTTCTGTCTGTCCAAAGTCTGTACCGATGACATCGTAATAGCGGGCATCATCGCCTACCCGGTACACCCGGTCTTGCGGCATCACGTCAGCACCGACAGCAACAATCAGCGTCCATTGTGCAGAGGACTGGATGCCACCGCCTACGATAGATTCTGTGTCGCTCTGGTTGGTTAGCCTAGCGTTGTACTCGGCAACCTTGCGCCACGTCTCAGTAGCACCGCCCCTGCCATCTTCGGTAAGCGTGAAGCGATGTATTTCTACACGGTCTTGGCAAAGGTTGCGTACCATGCCAGCGCTTAGGGTTGCGCGTAGGATTGGACTCATGCGAACACCAACGGTCTATATCGTTCCGCCATCGAAAGGCAATGTGCTTTGAGTTGGCTGAGCTTCACATCGCTCGTGCCTTCCTTAGCATCGATGTCGCTTGCACACCGTGAGGCTTTGATAAGCCAACCCTGCCGGGTGGCTGTCCTGACATCGTAGCGCTCGATGTTAGCAGGCCCCATGTCTACCCATGTAAGCCGTGGATTAGATGCGCCATCCTCAATACTGAAGCCTTGAAACTGATACGCAGGGTAGACCGGGTAATCGGGTTGTGTCGTGCCTGAAGTACCGGCTACCCGGCATTCATAAACCCGCCCGTTAGGCGCTGTAGGCACTACACGGTCACCGACAGCATAGGTGGTAGATGCCGTCCAAGTGCTGAACCGCGAGAAAGAATCTAAGATGCTTCCTATGTCGGTTGTGGACATCTGCGGATAACTTTGGGCATCCACAAAAAGTGATACCTGCGCTATCGCTTCGGCTCGTGTCATCATGCTAGCACTATCCCACACAGCCCTATTGTCAACACTAACGCAGTAGACATAAAGAAAGCCCCCGGCACGTCTGCCGAGGGCTTGAGATACGAACCGCTAGGCTTATGTAGCTGCGGATGCTCCGACGATAAGCGAACCCGGTACACGGTTGGCTGCTGTTGCATCCACGTTACCAATGTCGAACGCCTTGAATGCAAATCGCTCAGTTGCCTTGAATGCAAGCGCATCTTCGACAAAGTAGCGTTGATCCGATACCTCGATGGTAACGGTTCGGCGGTCACCGAATGCTGTACCTACGCTCAGGTCACCCAAGAGGATGTAGGCAGTGGTAGCCGCAAGCGTCTTAGGCATATTCTGAACGAACACCACAGGGTATCCGTAGAGCATAGGCGTAGGGCCGTAGGCATTTGCGATGTCGCTGATAGCGTTGCCACCGAGTGCATCAAGCAAAGGAGCAATCGCGTTGTACCAAATCTCCTTGTGCATGAACCATTTCGCGTTAGGTGCATACGTTGGGAGCTTGGCAACCATACCCTTCAAGTTAGCAAGTGTCGGGCTATACGTGATTGTCTGGCCGGTCGTGAAGACCTGCAAGGAAGCAATGTTAGCCTTGGTTGCGTTGCTGCTGTAGATGGCATAAAGGATGCCATCGAGGCCGGAAGTGCTATCGACTGCATTGTTGAATACAACGCGGTCTTCTTCCTTCGCAAGGACATAAGCCATATCACGGGCAAGCGTTGCACCAAAGTCAATGATGCTATCTTCTGCCAGTTCCTTGGAAACCTGAGTAAGAACCGATGGCTTCTTAGCTACAAGGTTCACCTGTGCAAAGGTCATATCGGAAGCGGTGATAGCGGTATTCTCACCCGGGTAGTAGACCGTTGTGCTCGCGGTTGCGTTAGGAACGTTCAAGACATCAGAACTCATCGGGTAGATGCGGCAGTTTTGACGCGCGATACCGAACTGCTCACGCAGATAGATAAGCTCAGAAGACAATGGATCCGGAACAGTAAAACCACCAGCGGTTGTCGTGCCTTCGCTCTGTGCCTTCAGGTTGTTCTTTACCCACTCGGTAGCCTTGCGGTTGCCCATGATAGAGCGTCCCCACTGACCCCAAGCGTAAGCCTTCCAGTTAGCCTCGTCACGAGTACCGGAGAATGGATTCTTACCAACGCCGCCGGACTTCCATGGCTGCTCAGCTGCAACTTCCGTTGCTACTGGATGACCCTGTCCGAGTGCCTTGATGGTCTCAA